GAGGAAAAACACGCGAACGGCAACTGGAAGCACGACACCCGCCACGAGTTTGCCGCCGCTATCCGAGGCGCATGATCGCCTGAATGCAGTGCTCGACCGTCCGGGCCTGCACCATCTTCCCTTGCGCCTTGTACCGGTCGCGCATGGCCTTCAGGGCTGCGATGGCTTCGGCCATGCCTCGACAAGTCTGCGGTGGCGACCCTGACACTGCGCATACTGCTCTATCACCTGGGCGCCCCACCGCAGCACCGTACCCGATTCACCGTCGCGGACTTGTGGCAGGTTCGGGCACGGCGCCGCCAGGTTTGCCGGGATCTCCATTGGCTCGGGAGACAGCGGAATTGAGTGCAGACACCCCGTCAGCATCAAGGCACTGACGATCACGATATTCAATCTTGGTGACAACACGTTCGACCTCCTGGGTGATGGGGACAAATTCCTTTTCGATGCGTACTCGATCGCCTTCAAACGCGACAGCCGCGGTATTGGCGTTCTGGCGCTGGAGCCGCTCTGTCGCGCGTTGGTTGACCTGGCGGGCCTGCTCGGCGATCGCGTCCTGGCCGGCGTGCCACTTCACCCCAGCGCCGAACCCGGCCACCAGGCAGGCCAGCAGCAGGACCAGCTTTGCGGCGATGCTCACGGCTCAACCAGCAGGTTATAGGCTTGGTCGTACAGACCGTCCCAGGTGTGGCGGTGCGGCTTTCCCGGCCGCCAGTTGCGCAGGTAGTAGAACCATGACCCATCCATGTCCCCAATGACCGGCAGCGGGCGCGGATCTGTCAGCAGCAGCAGCCGGGCGAAGCAGCACCCCAGCAGGTCATCAGTGATCATCCGTTCGTAGACCTCCCGCGTGCTACTCCCGACGCCGCGCGCGTGGCAAACCTTCACCGCGTCGTAGATGCTGGCCTTGTGCTGCAGGACACCGCGCACGCCGCCGCCTTCCTCGAACTGCCAGAACGACACAGCAGGCCCGCCGATCTGCCGGCGATGCTCGAAGCGCGATTCCTGCAGGCCAATGACCAGCAGCATCATGCGTGCCTTGGGCGAGTCGTAGGCCGGCAGAATCTTGGCGGCCGGATCCAGAATGTCAGGGATGGGGTTGACAATCATTCGAGCCTCCCGGGCAGTGTGTCCAGCGCGCCCGGGCTGGTCGGCTGGGTGTCGGGGCAGTCGAAGCCATCAGGAATCGGCGGGTAAGAGTCGGGGAACTCGTCATCCCAATCCGGCCATGGCTCGCCGCATGCCTCGCTTAGTTCGCGCCACCAGTCACGCAGGCGGCGCAGCCAGTTCACTTGTCGCCTAACGGTGCGCGGTCGGTAGGCTCTACGCCATACTTGCGCTCAAAGAATCGCTTCATGATCCGCTCGGCCCACAGCAAGCCGGCGACCCCAGCATGACCGGCCATGCCAGCGAGTGCCGCCGTCACCAGCGGTTGGACGCTCATCGCCTCGCACGCCCAGAACGTCAGGATGCCCATGAAGGCCGATGTGAACAGTTCGCCCACCAGGGTGCGCAGGTCATAGGCCGCTGACTCACCCCTGCGCACGGCGTTGTACCAGCGCACAAACCCGCCGAGCATTGCAATGGCAAGAATCAGGCCGTATTCGCGCAGGCTGTACGCCAGCGGGCTCTTGGGTATCACTTCCTGCGCCGCTACCGGGCCAGACAGGTACAGGGAGATCACCAGGGCACAAATCAGGTTTTGCATAGAGGACGCTTACGTTGTGTAGTTGTCTGCAGAAGACGTCAGGCCATTGACGGCTGCGGTGCCGAACGCTTGGATCATGTTGGTGTTGGCAACGATCCGCCCGCCGCTGTTGTTGGCGATCCCGTAGCGCCCGCCGTAGATCGAATTGCCGCTGATCATTGCGCGCTCGATGTAGTTGCCGGTCGTCGGTGAAATCTCCACTGCGTCATATGTCGTTGTGTCCACGCTCTCCAGCGAGTTGCCAGATACCGCAACGCTGCGCAGCAACTTAGATGCCGCCGTGTAGAGCCGCAGGGCCGTCCGAATGGCTATCACGTTGTTGCCGTTCAGAACCAGTCCATTAACCGCTGACCCGGCGGTATGAATTTCAAAATCAATCCCGTATCCCTGCGCAGCAGTCATGTATATGGTGTTGCTACTGATAGTCACCCTTGCCGATCCGCCCGTTCGCTGGTTGTCGTAGAAGATTCCGTAAGCCGGCGTTGCGCCCGCTGTGCAGCGGGATATGTTGTTTCCGCTTATTACCGTTGTATCGGGAAAATTGTTGTTCACGCATAAAGGCTGGACAAGGATCCCGACGAACGCGAAGTTATGAATAACGTTGTTCGATACAACCGCATTCGTTGCTTGCACAGTGATCCCGGCAACGCTGGCAGTCGTCGAACCGTTGCCACAGGCATTGCCGGTGATGGTGACAAATTGCGCTTGAGGGTGGCAGTCGATGGCCGCGTCCGTGCAGTCGTTGAACGCGCACCCAGTTACCGCTACGTTTCGATCCACGCCGTTTTCTGCGCCGATGGTGACGGCATGGCGCACGTCATCAGCCGTACATCCGGTAATAGCTACGTTGTCGCATCCATTGGCGATCACCCAGCCATACGCCAGCCCGGTCGCCGTGTCGGAATGCTCTGCGTGCGAATTGATAAACCGCACATTCAAGCACCGCTCGGCTTGAAAGTGCCGGTCGCCAAAGTACGACGAGCGGCACCCATCAACAACCAGATTCTCGACAAGATAGGCGCGCACCGCGTAATGGTTCAGGCCGTCACCGCCGCCGATAAATCGAAGGTTGCGCAGCGTGACATTGCGCACCAGGGTCGGCAGGTAGAACAGCGGCGTTCCGGTGTAGTCGTCATACAGCTTACGATATGGCGTAACGGTCGTGCCCGCGATACTCTTGACCTTGACGAACTCGCCGTTTTTGGTTGCGCCAGAGCCGAAAATCGTTGTCGATTCCAGGTACATATAAGTCTTTGCCGCAATGCCGGTGGCCGACGAGACTACGAAAGACCCGGCGCCGTTAACTGCCGCAGTGAATGCAGCCGACGATCCGAGCGTCCCTCGCGGCTCAAGCAAGCTATCGCCGTTCGCCATGGTCGCGCCGTTCAAGGTGCCGTTGCACATCGTCGTATTGCTTGGCAGCGCCAGCGATGCCGTAACTTTGTAGGTCAGCCCTTGCAGATCAAGTGTTCTGCCCGCCGCCGCGTTGATGGCGTTCTGTAGTGCAGTCGTGTCGTCGGTGGTGCCGTCACCTTTGGCGCCCCACTGTTGCGCGAAAACGGTCTGCACGAGTTTCCAGCGCCCGCCGTCAGCCGCAACAATGACACTACCGCCGTTGTCCGTGCTGCTGGTATCCGATGCGTCGTACCAGTATTGACCGCCGCCGCCGTCGCCAGCGGCGTAGTATCCCAGTGCCCGTGCGCCTGCTCCCGGCTCCTTCGCAATCGCCTTGAGATCAGCGATCGTGTCAACCAAGTAATCGATCACCGTCTCGTCAACTATGCCAAGGGCGGCTCGACCCGCCGCTTCCGTAGCCGCCGTGAACACAGCATCGCCTACGGCGGTAGAGCCAAGGGCCGCACGAGCAGCCGCCGGCGTCGTCGCCTCTGCAAACAACGTAGTGTAGAAAGAGTCAAGGGCGTTAAGCCATGCCGCCTTGATTGTCGGCAGCGAGTTGTCAACGAAATTCTGCAATGGCATGAGAGTTCCTTAAGCGAAGTCGGAAAGGGGGTTGATGTAACCGGGCATTACGCAGCCAGGAATGGCGTAATTGGGAATTGCTGTGGTATCATTGGGATAGCAAGCGGTGGTAAATACGTCCGCAGGTACCGGCTGAGCCCACGGCGGCGTCTGCGTGTCTGCCTGCCCCCGCACAAAGTCCTGAGGCTGTCGCGGCTCCCAGTGCTGTGGACAGACGTAATAACCTTGCCAGTGGAGCTTGAGAGTCGAAGCCTTGAACTTCCGTCCGCATTCATAGCAGACCGCGTTGTAGTCGCCTAGCTTGTAGTAGTCAGCGCGTCCCATAATTCGCTCCAATTATGCCGTGGTAATTCGCGCGGATCATCGGCTTTCAGCCTTTAGCTTCCGCTCTTCTTTCAGCCGCTCGAGATACGCCTTAGCTTCGTCAGACAACTGCTGGCCCTCCCCCTTCGGCAGACCCTTGTTGGCGCTACGCTTCTCCGAGATTTCCCGCTTCACGTTTCCGTCAAAGTAGCGATCGTAGATGATGCGCCCAGCGCCGGGGATGTAGGAGATCGCTTTGTCGCGCCCGGCGGCAATGTCTTCCAGGACCTTGAGTGGCGGAGTGGCCGCGCCGATGAGTGTGTCCACGACCTTCCCTTGCCCGAGGCGTTCCGTCGCGTAACGGTTAAGGCCGAAGGTTTGAAAGACGTTCTCGACCAGCTTAGGCGTGGAGAGGGGATCGGACTCGCGGCCGGACAGCCAGTCTTTGATCACGTCTCCTGGCACATTGGCGACAGCGTAGACGGTGGCAAGGGCACCGAGGTTCTTAATGCCGCGCGCAATCCCTGCTGGCGTGCCCTTGGCAATGTTGTCGTAAGCATCGCGGCGAACCACATCCGCTTGCTTCAGCATGTAGGTCTTGAGCTGGTACAGCAGCCTGCCGTTGGGATGCTCGAGGTACGCCTGCGGCAACTCGGCCCGCGAGACTGGCTGGATGTCGGACAAGGCCTCGAAGGCGAGTCGCTGAGTCCGCGGCGTGTCTGCCCGCGTAGCCAGATCCTGGATCAACTGCGGCAGGTCGTTCTCGAAGGCGTAGCCGTAACGCTCAGCCAGCTTAGCCCGCCCGCCGGGGGTCCGCGCCATGCGCTGCGCTTTGATCAAGGCGGCGTTGATGCCAAGACCCTTCGCGAACAGGTCGATCGCGGAGAAGCCGGAATACTTGAGGGCATTCTGCAACACCCTTCCCGCGATGCGCCCGCCCGAGAGTTCTTCCGCAAGGTGGTTAACCATCCCGAGTTCTTTCGGCGTCACCTTCTCCCGTCCGATCAGCTTCTCCGTCAGAGCCTGCAGCGTCGGGACCAACCCGAAGTGGTAAACGGAGAGGAAGGAGTCGCCGATCTGCGTGGCCGCCGAGACGACGTTGCCGAGAAGGCCGGCGTTGGTCAGATCCCGCACCATCCCGAGCGTGGGGCTCATCGACTTATCCCCCGGACCGAACCGGGCGCGCAAGATGTCCCGCACTTCCATCGCCTGCTTCGGGGTGATCTTCTTCTGCTCGATCAACCGCGCGGTCAGGTTCCCGATTGACTCGTCCAGGTTGGTGAACTTCTTCTCCCCCTTCGCAGTAACCTTGAGATCGCGGCCGAAGAAGCGGGCGGTCTCCACGTCAGTAATCGCGCCGGAGACGTAGCGGAGGAGGGACTCGGCGGGCTTCTCGTAGAACGGCTGGAGCTTCTCCGTCACTTCCCGAATCTTCCGGGCGTGCGCGTAGCCGGGCTGGAAGGAGCCAGGACCGTCCGCGAACAGGTAGCGGTTAGCGATCACACTCCGTTCCACCTCGGTCAGGGATCGCTGCTTCTTCCGCGTCATCGCTGCCTCGGCGTCCGCCAGCACTGCCTCTAATCCCTCGCGCACAGGCTGCGACAAGGCGGCCTTTAGTCCCTCGTAGTCCTTAATGATCCGCGGGAAGTATTCGCCCACCCCCTCACCAAAGCGGCCGAGCGCAACCAGCTGCCCTTCGATCGCCTTGAGGGTCGCCTTCACCGCCGGATAGGTTTTGGCCAGCTCGGGGATCTTGTTCAGCGTGTCCAGCCGCCCGTTGAGCAGATCGCGGGCGATGAGAGTTTGCGTTCCTTCCGACTGTTTCTTAAGGGCTTGCAGGAACGGTGTCACCTGATCGTGAGTGGTGGACAGGGCCTTAAGAACCCGCAGCTCGTGGAGGCGGATGTGACCCTTCAGCTCCGGCGCGATGTTGCCCAGGCGAGTGGAGATGAGGCCGAGGAAAGCGTCAGGCTTCTTGATCGCTTGCTTGAGGACCGCTCGCCCCTTCGCGGAGCCAAGGAAGCCGCCGGCGAGGGCACCGTAAATGGAGGCCTTAAGGGGATTGTCCTCGTTGAGGAAGGCGCTGAGACTCGCCCCGCCGGTAATGGCCGCGAGGGTAAAGATCTGCTCGGGAGAGGCACGGCCGCGTTGATTAGCAAGCACATCAAACCCGCCGTTGTAATAACTTTCTAAACGAGATCTGTGTACAGATTCTGGCACGAAACGAACATTACCGTGCAAGGATTTCCACAACTCTCGTGGAGCTAGGTTAGCCCCATCTCGGGCGTCAATTGCTTTATAGTCTAATATTCCCGCATTATCCAGATCATGTACCTCTCCCCACTCCTTCGAGTTCAGGAAGTCTGCGATCTGTTGCTGATAGCGCTCTGCAACCGGCGCGTTGCCCTTGCCTTTAATCTGGAGGATGGAATCACGCGGATGATTGAGAACCTGCTCTTTGAAGTCCCGTGCCCGCGTAGCTTCATCTACGAAAGGCGCCTTCTCAATCTCCATCGTCACATGACTCTGCCCCTTCGCATCGCGCAGCGAAAGGACCTGTGCCTCGCCCGACTTGATCGCCTCCCATCCGCCGAGACCGTAGTCGGGATGGCCGGAGCCAAAGCGCGCTTCGGTCATGCCTTTTTCGGACTCGGGAATCCAGTCAGGATGCGGCTTCGGATCACCGGGGAACTCTCCGCCAGCTTCATCGTAGCGTTCAATTCCTCCCTTGTGCGGCTCATACCCCCGCACCGAGTGCCCCATCACCGTGCTCTCGTGTGCGAAGTCACCCGGCTTATCCAGCACGACCAGCTTCGACCCGTCCGGCCACTCCATCTCCTTCGTCATCGTTTCCATCCGGGCGCGAGCTACATCGTTCTCCTTAGCCCGAGCTTTCTCCGCCTCCTTTGCCAAGCGGTCGTCCCAGGCTTTGGTCTCTTTGACCGCGCGGACGAGGTCGTATTGGGGGAGCTTATCCATGTCGACGTGTTGCAGCAAGTAATCTCCTACATGCTTCAAGTACGAAGTGAGCTTGCCTACTCCAGGATTTATGTTAGACCAGCCTGCATCTATATCCCAGATCTGCTCGCCTGGTTTTGCATTTGGTATTTCAGCGTCATCAAAGCTATCACCAACTTTCCGCCCAAAGAAGGCCGTATCAGTCGCATCTTCCCACCGCGTACCATCAGGCAGTTCAAGATCTTTTAACGGATCGGTTGCAGTTCCGGCGTGTTTGTTGAGATAACCTGTAATTGCCTTCTTTCGCCAGGTTTCCGCAACAGCTATCTGCGCATCGCGTGGACCCATGATGTCGGAAGGAATGGCGCGCTCCAACCGAGCCACAGCCTCCGGATGCCACATCCCTCCCTTCCCCTTAATCGCCCCCAGCGCCATTGCCATTCCAAGCCCTAGCGCCTCCCGATCCTTCGGGTCCATGTTGGCGAGGACCACCGCCCCCGCACCAGCCGCCGCTCCCTTCGGCCCGTACTCCCGCAGTGCCTGCCGCAGCTGTTCCTTCGCCCGCGAGATCTGCGATTTCACCGTCCCGATTGGCTGGCCAAGTTGAGCCGCGATCTCCGCGTCGGAGAGGCCCTCGAGTTCACTCAGCTCAAAGGGCCGGCGGAAGTTCTCGGGCAGCTTGTCCAGCGCCTTCGACATCCTCTCACCCAAGGCGTTATTAAGGGCCACCTGCTCCGGCGACCGGCCAGTGAGGGAGGTGTCAGCTACGTTCTCGTGAGGGGAGGGTAGGGACTCGTCGCCCTTCGCAGCGCCCGGCGCCTCGGTATTATCCAGCGACTCCGTCCGCGGCCGCACCTTTTCATAGCGCAGATTCGACTTCGCCTCATTATCCGCGATGCGGTAGAGGTAGGTTCCCAGGGCCGAGTCGCCCGAAAACTGCCCCTTCTCAATCGCTCGCATCCCCTTTTCCATAGTCCGCTGCACTACGTCCTCGATCTCCACGCCCTGCTTCGCGTACTTCTGCAGGCTCCGTGTCAGCATCGGCACGTTGTCGCGGTAGATCTGAGCGGCCGCCGCCTCCCGACTCGGCCCGCCCTCCTTCAGCATGTCGATCAGGCGAGGCTCGGGGACGCCGTGCAGCTTCACCATCGCGGCCGCACCTGCGATCCCAAGGCCGGCGAGCTGTTCATCGCTGAGCTGGTTTTGCATTGCCCAGGCGGCGGCTCCAGTCCCAGCCACGACAGCGGGGATCTTATAAGGATCGAGAGTTTCGCTCAGGGTTGCAGGGGCCGCGGGCGAAGCCTCGGCAGTTGGCGCTGTAGCTTCGGGCACGACAGGTGTAGACTTTCCGGTAGGCTTTGCCGGCCCCATCGGTTCGCCAGGATAGCCGCCTCCCTTCTCCCACGCTCCGACTTGTGCCTGCGCCAGCTCCTCCGGTGTCAGCGGCCGGTTCCCCTTCGCGGCCTTCACGTCCGAGGTCAGTTCCCCCATCCGCGCCCGAAGCATCGCCTGGGCCTGCGGCTTCAGTGCCTTCGCCCCTAGCACCCCCGTGAACATATCCACAGCATTTACCACATCACTCGCCGGGACGCCCCAGGAAGCCTGCGCCTTCTTCCCGCCGTGTTCGATCAGCTCGCTGACCTTGCCCATGATCCAGCCAATGCCGTTTTCGTTGTAGGCCGCTTGGGCTTCCGGTCCCATCGCGTCAGCAATCTTTTTCCACGGCGCGGCCAGCTCTTCGGGGAATTGATCCTTGACCGTCTGAGCCTTCGCGGCCGAGCGCTTTGTCGGGCCGGCGTCGCCCTTAACAGGCAGGCGTCCATCGTAGGCGGCCAAGGGAGCCTGCTTCACTGCAGCCCCCTTCGTATCCCCACGCTCAATCAGATAGGCGCCACCGCCCAGGAGACTCTTCCCAATCCCTGTGAACATGTCGGAGAGCTGGGCACCCGCCCCGGCGGCGTAGCCTGCCATGTCCTTCCACGACTGAGGGTTCTTGAGAAACCCGCCGACAGAAGTAGGTTCGACTGCGCCGTAAGCCTCGTCGAGTGAGATGACGCGGCCGGTAGGCTTCGCCGCCGCTTCCGGCGTTCCCGCAGCTGGCGCCACTCCGTAGGCTTCGTCAAGAGAAATGATGCGTGGCATGTTTAATCCTCTTCGTCGTCCGGAGTGTCAACGCCAGTCATACGCAACGCTTTCTTGATCGCGTCAGCGGACCGTGGCGGAGGGCGCTTTGGCAGCGGCGGCGAGATTTCTTCAAACCCTGTGAGCTTCCCACTAGCGTCGAACAGCGGGCGAGCAACCGAGCGATCTGCCATCGTATAGGTACGGCCGGCGCGAATGTTGCTGCGGTCGGCGGGGAGGAGCGGATGATTCTTGATTTGCTTTGCTTCCAGCTCCGCGTATTTCAGCGACGTGTTGGTCTCAGTGGCAGAGAGCGCCTCGGCGGTCTTATCTCCGCCTATCTTTTTCAGCAACGAGGTCTGTTCTCGTACCAGCCCCGAGCGCACCGTGGCTGCACTAGCCGTCGCAGCATTCCGCGCGATAGTGGAGGCATCCAGCTTCTTCTTCGCCTCCAGCTCCCTTTCCTTCTGCTCCAGCGCCAATTGATCCTTCATCGACAGGGCGCGGATTTGCAGTTGCTTCAGCGCCGCCTTGCCCTCTTCAAACCCCTGAGGCAGTCCGTCGATAAAGTTCTTTACGTCCGGCGGCAATTTCTTCCCCGCCTGCGTCGCCAGCAGTCGCATCTGGTTGTAGGCCTCGGGACTTTGCATAGCCATCCCGACCATCATGCCGATGTCTTCCAGATTAGCGTTCGCCATCTTCTGCTCAATCTGACTCTGCTGCGCCCCGCGGTAGCCACTGATTGCATCCTTCTCCGTGATAGTAGCGATTTTCTCCGCGAGCGGCAGGGTGAGGCGAGACGGTGCTCCACCTTGCACCATGAAGTCGTAGAGCTTCCGCAGCGGGTCCGCGACCGAGCCTGGCTTGAATTGCTGCACATCATCGACGTTAGCCTCGCGGCCCTGCGTCGCCGGGATGACAGCGCCGGCCTTTGCAGCGGCGGCTTCCCATTGCGCCATCGCGGCAAGGTCCTGCGTCTTAGCTTCCGCCGTCCCCGCTAGGGCCCTTGCATGCTCAGCTTGCGCCCGCATGAGGTCCGTCTGGACCGGCATCTGCTCGATGTCAGCGAGAGTCTTCTGCGCGTTGACCTGCGTCTGCGCAGTCTCATTCGCCTGATGCTCCGCGGCGATGAAGCCGATGGGAGCGCCGTAGAGTCCGGTTGCCATATCAGCCTACCGATCGACGTTGTTGGAGGAGCATCAGTTGCTGCTGCGGGGTGAGGCCGCCTTGCCCGGTCATCTGCCCAATGCCGTAGCCTATGGAGCCGAGAGACTGGCTGGCCTGCTCATTCGCTGCGATCTGCCCGTTGAGGCCGATTTGTGCGCCGGTGCCTGGGTTAACCCCGCTGCCGGCCAAGGCGCCAAGTTGCGCGAGGCGTTCGTTGTACCAGTTGGTCGACGCGTTCGCCCCCGCCACGCTCATCGCGCCGGAGTCCTGTCCGAACTGCGCATTCGCCCGCTGCGCACCTTGGATGCGGAGCTTGTACGCTGGGTCATTCTCCGCCACGGCGGAAGGGTCGCGCAGGAGCTGCTGCAACTGAGCGTCGGCGAGGGAGCGTCCGCCCGAGTTGCCCCACGGATCGGACTGAGCGGCGGCAAGGCGGGCCATCCGTTCCAACTCCTTCTGCTTCTGCAGTCCCGTGATGCCGGAGTAGATAGACATTGCGGGGTTGGCGTACTTGAGGGCCGTGTCGAAGATACTGGGCGAAGCTGCTGGCGCTGTTAGTCCGCCGCCACCAAAACCGCCCAACGCTTGTGCCGCGGTGTCCCCGTAGGAGTAGCCGTCGAGCAACGAGCTGGCTCCGTCCAGTCCGCCCCCTCCAATGCCTTCTCCCATCCCTCCGAGAAAACCCGCATCCCCGCCCAGCAGGGATTCGCCGCCAAGGAGACTACCGCTTCCCGCCGCAGCACTTCCGGCAGCTCCCTCAAGCAGCCCTCCGCCAAGTGCAGCACCGCCGAGAAGCGCTCCGCCTTCTAGCAACCCCAGGCCTCCACCAAGCATTGCGCTGGTACCGAGGGTCGTAGCCCCGGCGGCTACTCCAGCGGTGAGAAGACTGCTGCCCGCGGTAGCTGCTCCGGCGCCTCCAAACAGCGCAGGAATTTCAAAACCTGTACACATACTAGATCCTTTTGTGAGAGATAAAGCCAGAGACAGTGTAACCAAGCTTGCTATAGAAGCCCGCCGTGCGTTCCACTTCAATCCCCGTGCTTTGGGAGAGGAATAGGTCTGTAATCTCATTCGCCTTTGCCCAATCTTCGATGGCTCGTATCAGGCGAATACCTAACGAGCCGCCCCGCCAAGCTGGTGCTACCCAAATCAGCAGGTCTCTTGCACAAGTTCTACGCGGCGCATACCAAATAGGTCCGACGGCCAGGATCGCTACGGCGAGTAACTCTCCGTCAACCACGTGGATTAGACAACGGATGGCGGGACTTAGTTCCAAGGTCTTCCGAACAATTTCACGGTCCACGTCCGCCTGGCCTTGCAACTCAGGGCTCTCCGCGAGCAACGCATCCACTACCCGATCCACGTACTCGGGATCAGCTTGCATGTCGTAAGGGATGAGGTTCATGCTGTACGCTTCCACATGTAGACTACGATGTAGGGAGGAAGGGTGGTTACGGTCTGAGAGGCCGCGACATTCTTCGGCGTTATGACAGCAGTCTCAGCCGTCGTTGTAGTAAGGGTGACAGACTTAGCACCGCCCGTATGCTCCACCGGGTTGAAGTCAGCATCTCCGCCATCCAGGCCTACGATCGTCCGACCTGTTGCGAAGGCTGTCCAAGTGCCATAGCCAAGCAAGGTTGCAGGATTTGTCGACACCACTGAGATGAATACAGAACCGACGGGAAAGGGCTTGTTTGCGATCTGCCCGTAATCGGCCGCGTTCAGATGATAGTACTCGTCCGCGGCCCCGCCCTGCAAGCCACTTAGCATATTGTGGTCCGCCGAACCCGAGCCTCCGCCGAAAGAATTAAGGACTCCCGCAAGGTCCACAAACCACTTGAGCCAGATGGGATTGAACTGCGCCTGCTTGGTCTGCTCGTTAACCAGGATGGGCAGCGCCCACGTTGGCGGCGGCTGGAAGTCACTCATAGCGTTCCGAGGTCCACTTGCATTTCGAGGCCTTGCAAACGAAGGGGCGTATTGCGGCGATGGCGGATGTGGTAGGCGCGTTTGATAAAGCTGCCGTTGTTCTCCAGCATCGGCCGCTCGAGGTTCATGTCCACCTGCCGGAAATTACTCCAGGCGTTCTCCGCGTAATCGCTGTCGTTGTAGCGAACGTCCAGCACACTTCCTGGCGTTTGATCGCCGACGAAAGTGAGAATGTTGAGGTTCTTCTTCCGCCGCGTGCCTCCGTCGAAGTTCGGCGTATAGGCGTCCATCAGGATAACGTCTCCGTCATCCGACCCGTAGGCCGCGTCGAAGAGATACAACTTGCCGTTGGTAGCGTGTTGGAGGATATTGCCCGTCGTGGCGAGGTAGCTGGAACTTACCACCGGAAAGTAGTTGCCGTTCGCGTCGGTCCACTGCGCCCACATCCGCTGCGCAACGTCGTACACCAGCGTAAGATTATCCGTGATCAGCGTAACTCCATAGAAGCGATGGCCGCCGTACTTGATGCTGAACGAGTGCATCATGGTAAGGTCAGCCGCCCCGAGAATCCGCTCGATCGCCTTCGTCGAAACAATCTGCGCCTTCAGTTGATCGACCATCATTACCTGGGCGGCGGCGGACCGATTCGTTGCTACCCAGAAGAGCGCCCCATCGATGTCCTGTAGAGAGTCTCCGTTCGCGCAACCATAGTTGATCTTCGCCCCCTGCACAGGGCCGAGCGGGCTGGCCGTTGCGTTCAGTGCGTCGTAGAAAACTTCGGTAGACCATTGCCCTAGAGCGACTACGTAGACGAGCTGCTGCGCCAGGAACACACCGCCGTCTGCCTCGATCTGCGCAGTGATCCGATTCGTGATGTCGCTCCAGTCAGTCGGACTGTTGAGAGCGGCACATCCACGAATGCTGGCGTTGGAATCCATCACGTAGGTTGTACCATCGAGATACGCCCAACCCTTGACGCAGGTCGTAGGGAAGTTGTCGACGCCGGCGGGAATCTGGACAATTCCAGCCCCGTCGTCGTAGTTGTAAGAGGCTACGCCATTACCAAACTGCATCTTCGGCGTAGCTCCGCGCGCCTGGGAAAAGCGGTAGACACCGCCCGTCGTATCCAGGGTGCCGGAAAGGGCCACACCATTCTTGTACATCGTAGCGCCGAAGATGGAGTAGATGTCGCCGAGCCAGTTGAACACGCCTAGCCCCGCCCCTGTCTTCGTCTCTCCTGTCTGCAGGAGGCCCGGACGCTTGTACAGCTGAACTTCTTTCGTCGCCTCGTCTATCTCGATGTAGGCGTTGATGAGCTTCGCGTCCTTCGTCGTCTCCGCACTACGATTCTCCGGCTGGAGCGCGAGCGGGAAACGCTTGGGGATCGTGACGGTTTCAGCTTGCGGCATGATCAGCGGCGTCCGAAGGGGGAGAATGAACCCTGGCGATCAGGAGTGAAACGCGTCGGTGCGTCCTCCACGTCCCAATCCTCCAGCGTAGTCCGATAGGCCATTGCGCGTTGCTGGCAGCGATCCATGATGGACTGGGGCTGCCCGCCGGCCAGTTCGTCCGCGAGGCCCCAACGCAGCGCCAGCTTCCACTCAATCGGGAAGTCCATGTCCTCCGTGACGCTGCTGAAGTTGACTACCTGGCGCTGGAGTTGCAGGTGCGCAGTCCCCGTCGCGGCCGTGGCGTCCGGCACCAGCCAGAAGAAGACGCTCAGATAGGTCGCCTGCTTGTCGACGAAGTAGCTGTTGATCTGGCCCGTTTGGGTAACGATGCTCAGGCGAACGTAGTCTGCCCAAGCGAGGGGGATGAGGGGCCGGCGGATGCCGTTAGCATCTGCAAACCAAGCGTTAATGACTCGCAGGGGACGAGTCATGTCCACCGCTTGCGCCGGCCCGAGTTTGTAAGTGCCCGTCCCTGCAACCAGGGTAATGGGCGTATCCACGTTCAACCACAACTTCAACCCCTGCGTCTGCCAGAGGTTAATCATGTCAGTCAGCCGCCGCATCCCCATGACGATCTGCTCGGAATTGACATTCTGCCCCACCCCGATCAAGCCCGAATCTAGGTAGGCATCCTGGATGATCGAAATAGGAGTGTTGTTTGAAGGGGCAGACATAGGTTATTCAATAGTTATTTTGAACTAGACGGTCACCGGGTTTCCTATCCCGACCGGCAGGGGATGGGATTACTGCCCAACATGAACCGGGCTGGTGTACGTTTTCAGCTCCTGCGCGAAGTCGGTCAACTTCCCGGCCCGCGCCGAGCCAGCGCGCACCAGCGTTGCAGCAGCCGCAACCAAAGTTTCGAGGTTGGCTGGCGTGATCTGTTCTGCAATGCTTGGGCTGGAGCGAACTTCATGGAACATCAAAATCACACTGCGGCCTGCAGCAATCTCCGTCTGCATTTGTGTCACGATTGCGCTGATGTTTGTAGCCTCGCTACCACCCGCGTAACTGTGCCCGATGATCGGCAAATAGCGTGCAGCGCCAGACCAACCGCCATTGGCAATGATGGCGTTCTCCACCGATGCGCGCCTACCGACTGTCATGCCTTGGTTTACCAAAGCGTTCAGGATTGTGTTATCTCCTGCGCCACCGCTTGGCTGGTGATAGCCCTGTGGCAACGCGTAGACAGTGCGCCCGACGCCGGACGGGTCAAGGCCCTCGCCCACCATCGTGTCGCGGTTGTAGGCGATGTCAGCTTCCATCGCAGCTTGTGGCGATGCATAGCCGGTGTAGTTGCTGAAGTAGTCCCGAAGCGAAGAAACGCCGGTCTTGCATCCATGAACTACAGCGTGATGGCCGCGCTGCACGATTGCATCATTCCACTGAGCAGCGGACATGCGCGTTGCCGTTCCCCTGTCATCAGCGATAAACGCCAAGTAGCTGGAAAACCCATACTTCTCCAGCACCGGCAAACCATCCGTGTACCATGTCAAATGCCCATCATCAGCGCCAATGATGATCGATGGCAGGCTGCTTTTCTCTGCTTCGGCGATTTCATAGACCCACAGTTTCGTGGAGACAGATG